TATTTCCACTGGCTTCGGTTCTAGCTATTTCGACCCCAGTAAAATGCAAGCGGGTTATGAACTAGACCCACTGTTATCTGCTTTCCGCAACAAGATGTATGGTACAGGTGCGGAGTTTCTAGGTCAAATTGAAACAGACCCACAAGCGGCAGCACAACAGTATTATAACCAACAACAAGCGTTAATGGCTGGTGGTCGTGGTGCAGAAGATATTGCTCTGCGTCAACAACAGCTTCAACAAGGTCGCATTGGGTTAGGGTTGTCAGGTGCAGCAATGGGCGCTGGTGCTGGTACAGGGTATGTTAATCCACAGCAATACCAACAGCAACTAGCTCGCTCAATGGCTGACCAACAACTAGCTGCTCAGTCAACACAGCTTGCACAGGCTGACATCGACCGTGCTATCTCTCGTGGTACTGGTATGCTACAGACTGGTTTGGGTATTGAAGAGTATGGGTTACGTCCTCTCACCATCGGTGCTGACATTGGCTCTAAACAGGCAGTGTCGGGTGGCAACCAAGCGCAGGCTCTATTGGCTGGTGGTCAAGGCGCTGCTCAGGCAAACCTTGCTGGTGCTATTGCTGGTGCTCAGGCGTTGCAGGGTGGTATCAAAGGCTTTACAGGCTTGTTTAAGGGGTAATTATGGCTACAGATTCAGTATCGGGGTTATTTGGTATGCAAAGCCCCCAACAACTACAGCAGGATTATCTGTCTGGGTTGATGGTTTCCCCTGCCCAGATGGGTCAACAAGGGCTATTGCAACAGCTTATCTCGACAGGCGCTAACGCTGGTGCGATGATGGGCTATGGTGGTGGTCGTCTGTTAGGTGGTAAAGTGGCTGGTGAGGTTGAGTCGGCTGTTGTTAATGATGCCTTAGAGCAAGTTAACAACATGGGTATTGAAGACCCTGCGACTAAGATGGCAAAACTAGCAGAGCTGCTCAGTGCAAATCCCATGACGGCTAAGCAATCTATGATTGCCCAACAAGAGGCTGTTAAGCTGAAGAAGCAAGGGTATGAGATGAGCGACTTGGAGCGTAAACAAAATCTACAAGCAGCTATGGCAGCTATCCCTGTAGACGCTCCTGTAGAAGAACGAGAGGCAAAGATAAAAAGTGCTCTTCGTCAGTTTGGTTCTCCTGCTGAGCAAGTAGCTCTGGCTAAAGAAGAGGCAGAAAAAGCTAAAGAAACTAAAGCCATTAGCAATAGAGCGACTGCGTTAGTTACAACCTTGGGAGATAAGGTAGACAACGAAACTGTTTTGTCAATAGCTAAAGACCCAGAGTTGTACCGTAAAATCATGGATGACAGGTTAAAAATTCGTGACCAGAAAACAAAAGTGGTTACAACAAAAGGTGGTGTTTGGTTAGTTGAAGACCCTTCAGGTAAAAAAATCAAATACTACGGTCTTCCTACTTCTGGTGTTACTATTCAGAATAGACAAGAGTCATCAGAGAGCAGCGAAAGAGGAAAATTACTTGTTGCCCAATTTAAAGATGTTTCTGACCAAGCCAACGTTTCAGCAAGGACAAGAGGTGTTTTACAGACTAACTTAGGCATTCTTGAAAAAGGTTTTAACACAGGTTTCGGTACTGAGACTAAAGCGGCTGCGGCTAGTGTGTTAGCGGCTTTGGGGTTAAAAGATGCATCGAAATATGCAGCAAATGCTCAAATGTTTAATGCGACAGTCAATCAGATAGTTTTGCAAGCACAACTTGCTCAAAAAGGTCCACAAACAGAAGCGGATGCTCGTCGTATTACAGACACTACAGCTAAACTTGGTAACGAAAAAGAAGCTAACAAGTTTATTCTAAAAGTGGCTCTTGCACAAGCTAACAAGGATGTAAAACAGCGTGACTTTTACGCTAAGTGGCATAAACAGTATAAAACTTATGACGGCGCTGAAGATGCTTGGTATGAAGGTGAAGGCGGTGAATCACTATTTAATCGACCAGAGTTGAAAGAATATGCTCAGGGTGCTAAATCTAAAGTAGATCAAATACCAACTGAAACAGGTGCTCCTTCGGCGGCTGCTCCTGCAACGGTTGCTCCTATCTACGCCACAAACGGCAAACAAAGAATAGTATCTACTGATGGTGGAAAAACATGGCAAGAAGTGAGGTAATTAAATATGGCACTACCAGCAGGATTTGTTTTAGAGGAAGAAACAACACAACCGTCAATATCACTACCAGCCGGGTTTGTTTTAGAAACTGAACAACCAAAACCTACAACAACGCAGGAAGAAAGCCCTTCTTCTCTAACTCAGTTTGGTCGTGGTATGGCTTCACTGGCTGACACAACCGTGGGTGCTGTTTTGCCTACGGTTGCGGGTATGGTTTCATATCCTGCCATGCGCCCATTTATGTCAGCGGAAGAAGCTGCTGCTAAGTCACAACAGATTGTTGGCGCTATTGACAAACCATTTGGTAAGGCTTTTGGTGTTGCAGAAACTCCAGAATATCAAGGTGAGTTTTCGCAACAGATAATTTCTTTTATCGGTGATAATGTTAACAAAGGGGCTAAGTGGATTTCAGAGAAAACTGGAATTCCTGTTAGTGACGTTGAAAACATGATTGGTACTTCGACACTAGCTGCACCTGCTCTGATAAAGCCTGTCGTGAAGAAAGCATCAGAGGCATTAGCTCCTGTTGTTTCCGATGTTAAAGCAGGTACGCGTTTGGCTCTTGATGAGCCACTAACGGCACGAGAGAAAAGTTTATCTGACCGTGACTATCAACGTGGTCCTCAGATTGAAGCGGCTACGGATGCACAACGATTGGGTATTGCTATCCCTCCAGAGGCGGCTCAACCAAATGTTTCTACTCGTTTGTTATCCGCTGCGGCTGGTGACGCTGGTGTTGCGAAGCTTGCTCAGGCTAACCAGAAAAATGTTAAATCGGTAGCTCTGAATGAACTGGATTTACCGCCCAACACACAATTGAATAGTGTTGAACCATTTAAGGAAGCAAGAGCTAAAGTAGCTAAACCTTACGAAGATGTTGCAGCATTGCCAACTATGAGGGCTGATGCTACTACATTGAGTACTTTAGATGCTTTAATCCCTGATAAAAGTCTAATTGGGGCTGAGACGCCTACAAAAAGGATAAGGGCTACAGTTGATTCAGCAAAAGCAAAAGTTTCTGAAGGAATCACTGGCGCTGAACTGTTGAAAAACATCGAGTATTTACGTGGACAATCTCGCAAAGTTTACGGTAACAAAAGTGCATCTGTAGCTGATTTGGAACTTGCAGATGTAAGGATGGGTGTCGCCAACGCGTTAGAATCTATGATTGAATCTAACATCAGTAACCCTCGTTTGTTAGATGATTTTCGTAGTGCGCGTAAGCAAATGGCTAAATCTTATGCTTACGAAAATGCAACCGATCTAAATACAGGCGTTATTGATGCTGGTAAACTCGCGAGGATGACAGCAAGTGACAATGCGTTAACAGGCGATATTGCTGCTATTGGTCGAATTGCTGGTAACTTCCCTGAAGCTTTTGGTATTGCGCCAAAGGATATATGGGCTAGAGGTTTAACCCGACTACGCCGTTCAGGGTTAACAGGAACTATTGGTGGTTTAGCTGGTTATGCGTATGGTGGTGGTTACGGCGGTGCTGTAGGCGCTGCTACTGGTGCGCTTAGTGGTGAACTTGCACAGTACTTGGCTGCTCGTCGGTTGGCATCTCCTGAGTATCAACGCGGTTTGAAGGTATCTGATTACCGTATCCCTGCTACGGCACAAGCTGTTGCTGGTCAGGCTCCAATCCCTAGTAGCCAAGCTGTTGTTCCTTATCAAGCTCCTGTAGAGGTATTAGGTCCGGGTGAGGGTCCATACACACCTAACTTTGTAATGCGACCTAACCAGTACGGACCTGATGTTAGTGTTGTTCGACCTGAGATGTCTAACGCGCTGCCAGCACCAAGTGCTCAAAGTACGTTAGGTGCTTTACGGGCTGAGGATGTTAGACGCGCTAATATCTCCAGAAGTATCGGTCAAGAGCAAGAAGCCGCTCTAGCTGCTGCTGAAGCCGCTGCTCGTCGCCCTGCTACCAGAGAACAAATACTAGATTTCGACCCTATCACTGGTAGGTTAACTGAATCAAGTACTGGTTTGAGAGGAGCAACACCAGCGACATTTAGCAACTTCGGCTCATCATTAGAAACTGCCGCAGCTAAAGTTTCTCGTGGTACTAAGTTTGATATGACAGCGGCTGAGAAAGTTGCTTGGGAAAGGACTAAGATTGATGTTTCTTTGGTCCAACCCGGTTTCAAAGCCTTAACGGACAAAGCTATTGCTAACAAAATGCTCGACCGTGAGTGGGTGTTAGAAACAGCGCAGAAAGCTCGTGAAAAAGCAGAGGCTTTCGATAAGATTGCACAGCGTAACAAGAACGAGCAAGTTGTTCAAAAGGCAATTGCTGACAGAGAAAAGATGATGGATTTAGCGGAACAGATGGAAGATACATTACGTATGCCTCGACCTGATATGTCACGCAAACAACAAGGTCCTAAAACAAGGCAAGCATTTCGGGAAAGTATAATTACTCCACCGGGTATGTTTGATTTGGAAAAGTAAGAACCAACTAAAAAGCCCCTAGGCAGTGATGCTTAGGGGCTTTTTTTTAGTCTTCGATTTCCAAAATTTCTGGGTCTAGCTCTGAGAACTCACCAATGTAAACAGAGAAGAAAGGGATTCTAATAATCAACCCCTCAAAGGCGGCTACGAACCTGCCTTCATCATCACCTACCACATGGCAAACATCCTCATTATGCTCGATGTCAAAACCAATTCCTAATCGGTTGTTTATGGCTATCATACTTTGTTATCCTCATGTTTAATTCTAGCGATGATGTAATTCTTAACCAAACTACTACGAACAATGTCAGCGACTGAGAACTCAATCTCTGTAAACTCTTTCATTGTACGCAGGATGGTCAGGAACTCAAGCAACCCGCTCTTGTCATTCTTCTTGGTTAGGTCAACCTGTCGGTAATCTCCACAGAGGAAGAACTTCGAGGTATGACCGATACGAGTAATGATGGTGTCCAGCTCATGCATTGTACAGTTTTGACTCTCATCCAAAATAACAATAGCATTGTTAAACGTTGTACCCCGAATAAACGAGGTAGAGAGGAACTCTACATACCCTTGCTCGACTAACCTATCCCAAGCATCTTTGCGTTTGAACAGTTCAGCCGCTATCTGTTTATATGGCTCTGTAAACTGATTCATTTTCTCTTCTGCGTCACCCGGTAGATGCCCCATCTCACGGCTTTGGACACTACTACGAATGATAACAAGCTTCTGGTAGGGGTTACTCTTGTCCATAACCTCCTCCAACGCCTTGTAGAAAGCAATGTAGGTTTTACCCGTACCAGCCACACCAGACAGAGCACAGAAGTAATGACCTTGTTGGTAGGCATCAAAGAATTCCTTCTGCTTCTCTGTTTTGGGTGATATTGTTATCATGTCGTCTAACCGCATCTTTAGCCCATGTTGCGGTTTAGCCTCTGGATCAATTACTCGTTTTTTTGTTACCATTTAAGCTGCTTTCCCCCATACGTCATCCCAGTTGCCCTTAGTGGCTCCTTTGGAATAATCTGTTACACGTTGTTCAAAGAAGTTGGTATGGCTAACACCAAGCATCCCATCCACCCAAGGCAGAGGATTCTTCTTTACCTTAAACACACCCTTCATACCCATGCTAATCAGTCGGCGGTCAGCGATGTACCGGATGTACTGTTTAACATCATCAGCACGTAACCCTTCCACCTCAAACATACCAAAGGCTAGGTCAATAAACTTATCCTCCAGCTCCACCATTTCGTTAGCAATCTCTTTGATGCGGTCGCTGGTGCTCTCGTCTGGGTGTTGTTTAACCCACTCGCGATACACCTTAATCATTCCCTCTGCATGTTGTGTTTCGTCGACGATTGACCAAGCAATAATCTGACCCAAACCCTTCAACTTACCGTGACGGGCGAAGTTTAACAACATGACAAACGAGGAGAATAGTTGCATACCCTCACCAAATGCGGAGATTGTAGCGATTTTCTCCGCAATAGGAGCCTCGCCAAGGTTCTGGTAATACTCATGCTTCTCTACCATCTCACCATACTGTAAAAACTCGTTGTAGGTGCTCTCAGGCAACCCTAGCGTCTCAATCAGGTGGGCATAGGCAGCAACATGTAGAGCCTCACGACCAGCAAAACCACTCATCATCATCCGCACTTCAGGCTGTTTAAACACTGGTAGGTAATGAGTGTAATACCCATCGCCAATGTCTAGGTCGCCCTGCACAAAGAATCGTAGGATTTTGGTTAGGAAGTCTTTCTCCGCTTTGGTTAACTTCTTTTGATAATCCTTCAAGTCCTCACCCATTGGCACTTCAGTGTGTAACCAATGGCTCTGCTCATGTTGTAACCAAGCATCATACGCCCAAGGGTATTTGAATGGCTTGAATGTGTTTCTCTCTTCTGTTAACTGTGGTTTCATTCGGAATCCTCGGTGTTAGTAGGTAGGGTAGTACCGGCTAGGTGTTTTTAGCACCGTGGATAGCTAGATACTAGCCCTACAATATGGCAGTTTAACCCTCACAAGCCAAGCAGGTTTCCCCATTGGCAATAGCGGTCATATCAATAGTCTCTTCAATACGCTGACGTTTAATCTGAGCACCCACCTTATCTGCCTTACGAACCTTATCGCTACGCAGGTAATACAGGCTCTTTAACCCCATCTTCCACGCCATGAAGTGAACAGCATGTAGGTAGGCAATCGTTGTATCGGGTCGGAAGAATAGGTTAACACTCTGTCCTTGGTCGATGAACGCCTGTCGATCTGCTGCTAGTTCAACCAACCAACGCTGGTCAATCTCCATTGCTGTTTTAAATACTTCCTTCACATCTTCTGGTACGCCCAAATGCTGAACGCTACCATCGTTGGCAATAATAGAAGCCCAAGTGTCATCATCGTCCATGCCAAGCTCAGCAAGACGTTTAGACAGAAAGCGATTACGGTAGACATGAGCACCACTTAAAGTATCCTGCCTAAAAACATTTGCTCGATACGGCTCCACGGATGGCGAAGTGTTACCCATAATAAGGGAAGAAGAAGCATTGGGAGCGACAGCCATATGGTGACTAAACCTACGGTCAACGCCAGACAAAGCTGCATCCGGGCAAGCGCCTCTTTTAAGAAACAAAATATGGTCAGCACGTTTACATTCCTCACTAATATGTTTAAAGATGTCACGGTTGGTTAGCTTAGCCATAACACCATCAATAGGCATGTTATTCTTTTGTAAATAGGCATGGAAACCTAAAGAACCAAGACCAACAGACCTTTCAGCGGTAGCAGACCGTACAGCACGGCGAATATGATCAGGAGCGTTGCTGATGAAATACTCAACAACATTATCAAGCATTTCCATAATATCAGGAATAAATTGTTTGTTATCTTTCCAATCATCGTAATACTCCAAGTTAACACTAGACAAACAACAAACCGCTGTTCTGTCAGCGCTGGTGGGGAGGAAGATTTCAGTGCATAGGTTAGACCCGTTAATCTGTAACCCTTTATCCTTCAACCACGGCGGCAACGCTTTGTTAGCTGTATCAATGAAAATCAAATACGGCTCACCAGTTTGCATACGTAAGTCCAGAATCTTCTGCCACAACGCCTTAGCACTAACCACTTCCACAACCTCGCCATTGGCGGGGTTTTTTAATGCCCAGTCGTCATTGGCATCCACGTCCTTCATGCAACGCTCAATAATCTCCATAAACTCATCACTGATATTGATACCGTGATTAAGGTTAAGAGTGCGTAGGTTTTGATCTCCGGTCGGCTTACGCATTTCCAGAAATTGGATAATGTCAGGATGAGAGATGTCCAAAAAAGCAGCGTAAGAACCACGGCGTGTTCTGCCTTGACGATATGCCAAGGAGGAAGCATCGTACATTTTGAGGTGAGGCATAACACCAGTTGACTTATCATCACTGTTGCGAATCCCAAGATGAACACCGACACCGCCGCCCAACATGCTAAGCCAATTAGTCTCAGAAAGGTTGTCGACCAAACCCTCTGCGCTATCCTCCATATAATTAAGAAAGCAGCTAATAGGAAGTCCACGCTTTGAACGACCAAAAGAAAGAATAGGAGTGCTATAACTGAGCCAATGCTGACTACTATACTCATAAAGTCGCTGAGCATGTTCAGGGTTACTTCCAAAAGCTTCCGATACATACGCAAATCTCTCCTGTGGGCTAACCTCATTCTCCATCATGTAACTCTCACGCAGTCGCTGTAGCCCAAGAGCGTCAAACAGCTTATCGCGTTCCAAGTTTAGTTTAATTGTCATCAAGTAATTCCTCTAAGTAGTCAGCCATATCTTCAATCCTGTCCTGAAATCTAGCGACAATCTCTTCACTGTTAACCTCCAACAGTTCCAAGATTGTCACCTCATCCAGACGTTTTAGTTTATCACAAATGTCAGGGAGTGTCAGCATATTTCTTCTGCAAGTAATTCATAGAGAGAAACATCTCGTCAAAAGCACCATCCTTGACTTCGTTTAACACTACCAACCCACGCCAATGTGTGTTGCTAAGTTGATCCATGTAATCTTCGTCGTGTAGGTAGAACGAACCAGCGATTATTCCGCAGATTGCTGTCCCGTCCGCTCTCTTCCCGTAAGCAACTTGTTTACCCTGCTGATGCCCAGCAACACAAGACATGTGGAGCTTATTAACGATAACACTAGCAGAGCTGGCTGCCCTACCCATAGCACCAACTGGAAAGTAGTGGCAGAAACCAACACCATTGATAAAAACAGGCTTAAGAAATTCATATACTTCCCAATCTT